TAACGCGAAAAACTATAAAGACATGCAATGGTTTAAGTAGAGCTATGCCCCCATTTTATATAACATGGTCGCTTGTACGTGTTTTTCTTATCGACACAAACACAAAAACTTTTCCCCACAAAACCTGGGTTAGATAGACGCAAGTTAACAGACGATAGGTACAAACTAACAGACGTTTCTAGGAGTTTCTATGTACATTTATATAGTGCTGATATTTCATATATTCATATCAGTAATGATATGCTGATATTCTATACATACTGTTAATATATACATACTGTTAATCTATACAGTACTGGTAATTTATACATACTGATATTCCATACAGTACTGATAATCTATACAGTATATATATTTATACAGTACTGGTAATTTATACAGACTATATCTATATACAGTACTGTATTGATATACAGTTTGACCTGGGTCGGGGGGTTAAATGATTTCTTGGAACTCGAGTTACGATAAACCAAATACTTTGGGGGAATTTTTATCAATATAGTTAATGATTTGTAATATTAGATAAGTGATTGATATATAAAGAAAGGGGTGCATTTAAAAATTTTTATTTTTTTATTTTTTCATGAAATGTGTAACTTTTCTGTATTTTCGGGATCTAATATAGTATACACTATAGAAAAGTTAAGTACTGCAACAGCAAGTGCTTGACGCAATACATCCTGAAAAGGATGTGCTTGACTTGATAAATAAATTAATAATATAAGGCAACTTCAAGGTTGCCTCTTATAATATATATATTATATATGTATATTAATATAATAGTATATATACTATATATAAATATATATTAGTATTAATAATATATATTATATTAATATAATACTATATATGTATATTAAATAGTATTTAATGAGGTAGTTTATGAAGAAAAAGAAAGTTAGTATAGATCCTAAGACTAGATTATATGTATCTGAATATGATGATGAAACTAGAGAAAAGGCTATAAGCCTTTACTTAATATCTGGATCTCTTAAGAAAGCTGGAATGTTATCAGGTGTGCCTTACCGCACACTACAGCAATGGAAGACCACCCAATGGTGGAATGAAAAGCTAGCTGAAGCTAAACGCAAGTATACGAATCAGTTGGATAGTAGGTTTACTGGATTACTTCAGCACATATCTAAGCAACTTGAAGATAGGATATTGAATGGTGACTGGACAGTCACTATGCAGGGAGAGAGGGTTCGACAGCCTATTAAGGCTGCGGAGTTATCTAGGATAGGTGACAGTATCTTCAAAAGTCTGCAACTTATTAGGGGTGAAGCCACTTCTAATGTCAGGACACTTGAACCGGAAGAGAAGTTAGACAAGATACGAGAGAAACTGATGTCTAACAAGAAACTAATAGACGATAAACAGGATGAGGATCATGCACTTCACTGATTTTTCTAACACTAAGAACACTATGAAACAGTATGATGCACTACGTGATGCTGTGTATCAAGCAGGTCTGCCTATACTTGAAGAAGACATTGAGCAGATATTCATAGAATATGAAACTACAGGTGAGTTACCTGAAGAACTGTCAGGTTACTTATTTAATGGAGAGATATAATTAATGGTAAGCTCAACACAAAGGTATATAGACAGGCGTAAGTCTGCTCCGGGGTTTACTCCCACACAAACTAGTTCTGCTGCACGTAAAGTAGTGGGTACAGCTTTATCATTATCTCCACAAGTATATAAGCTACTTAAGACGTATGCAGAAAAACAGGGTATATCTGTAAGTGAGTTAATAAAAACTACTTATGGAGATGTAAAAGACTCTGTATTAAATATAATAGATGCAGATGGAACATCTAGACCTATAGATATTGCTAGAAATGCTTTTGAAGGTTTGAAAGATAAATTTACAGAAAAACCTGCTGAGCGTGCAGTTGACCAAATATTTACTGATAGCCCCGGATTTGATGTTGACCCACCTAAATTATTTTCTGATACAGGTATGGGAAGGAATCCTGCTAATCTCAACTATACTCCCGCTGAACAGAAGGTTATATCTACTGTACAGGACAAAGTAGGTAGTGTAATAGCTCCTGATGTACCTAGTACAGTCACAGGAAGTCCTATCAATACTGGTACAGGGATGCCAGCAAGTTTGCGAGACGGTATGCCTACATCTGCATACACAGAGAATGCTGGTTTTGGTGGTGGCCCAAATAGTTCAATCTACGGTTATGATGCAAGTGTTCCCTATGGAACAGAGTCTGGTGTTGATTTTACTAACCCAAATAATGTGGTTATGCCTGACGGTACACAGGCTGGGCAAGGCTTTGGCCCAAGGGTGGGTGAAATTCCTAGGGTGCGTAACGGAGTAACTACAACTAACCAGAACCTCCCTCGTGGGAATGCAAGAGGTTGGTTGGATGGTGCAAACAATCCAGATGTAGCTGCACAATTTGAGAATGGTTCTTTTTGGGATGAAATATATACAAACAGTAAAAATGGATTCCTACCCCAAGCACAAGCACAAGCACCAGCACAGCCATTTGTAGTTGATGGAACACCTACAATAGATATAAATAACTATGGACAAGAACCTACATCTTACTATAATGAATTAGGTTCTAATGGTATCCCTAGCCCTAGATACAACCCTGCGGGTGGAACCGGACAACGTTACTCTATGGGCGGTGGCCCGGGAAGTATGCAAGTAGGTGGAGCCGCAGGAAGACCGTATGGTATGGGCGGTGGCCCAGGAAGTATGCCTAGATTTGCATACACAGAGAATGCTGGTATGGGCGGTGGCCCGGGAAGTATGCAAGTAGGTGGAGGTGCAGGAAGGCCATATGGTATGGGCGGTGGCCCAGGAAGTATTCCAGCCAATCAAGGATTCTTGGGAAAACTAGGATCAAGTATTAACGCATTTGCGCCCGGCGCAATTCTTGGAGTAGCTGCTAATACATTACTTAAAGCCTATCAACGCCCTTCAGCGGCTGATGCTTTTAGAAGCCAGATGGCATACAATGAAGCAACAGGTTCTTCTGGTAGTCCTTGGGGTTATACAGGTGAGGCGTCTTCTCTAAACCCGTTTGACGCTGCGGGAAACCCACGAACACCCCGGATGCCTAAATATGGTGGGTATACTAATAACAGAACTGACGGTACTCAAGACTGGAATCAGTCTATGGGAGGCCCAAGTGCCGTTGACTTAGCTAACCTACATGCATATAGGGGTAGTACGACACATACTCCTAAGTCTGCAAAACCTTTTGATGTTTACAATGTAGATAACGAAGACTACGTTAAAGTAGGCCCAAGCAACCCACTCTATAAGCGTATGGGACTAACTAATCCCACAGGTGGTGGTGTTGGTATAGGTGAATATGCTAGACACCAGATGGCTTATCGCAATGAAATGCAAGACAAAGCTAGTGAGAATAGAGGGCGGTAAATAAATCTAATCCAATTTAAGTTGGAGAACTAATTGAAAAAGAAACAGATCACAGCAGAGTTGGTCGAGCAGTTTAGTCAAACATTTTTAGTAAGTAAATATGATGGATCATTAGATATACCTAATATACACCGAGAGTGGTGGGAAATGTGTTGCTCTAAGGATCGACTGGTATCTATAGCGGCGCCGAGGGGTTAACATCTAATTGGGCGCGTTACAAATGCAATGCATGGCTCCTCTAAAAATCTTTTAATTCGGTGGACACCCTTGAAATAGGGCAATACCGAGCCAAGCCTCGTACAGAGGAAGGTGTAACGACTAGCCGAAAGGCGTACACTTCAAGTGAAGTGGAAACAGAGATTAATCTAAATAAACTACGGAGTTACTCAATGAGTAAAGCACACAAACTAGCATATGCTGCTGGATTCTTCGACGGGGAAGGTTACGTAACAGTACAAATTCGCGGAGGTCAGTATAAAGGTCACTATATTCGGATAGGTGTAAACCACGTACATCCAATACCTTTATACGAGATGCAGAGATTATTTGGTGGGACAGTTAGAAAACAGAACCCCGCCAAAGTAAAAGGAAACAGAAAGCAAAGGCACGAGTGGAGTATCAGCTGTAACAAAGCTGCATCAGCACTAAGTCAAATGTTACCTTATATGTTATACAAAAACAAAGTGTCAGAGTTAGCGTTATCTATACAAAGTACTATGGGAACTACAATGAAAGTTTCTGACGAAATAGTAGCTTATAGGCAGTCTCTTAAAGAAGAGATTCAACGTATAAACGCATTAGATTAAAGATATAGTCTACTCTGCATGGTAACATGCAGCAGTTCAAACAAGTGAACGGGCAAGACCTAACGAGTTTTGTTGAATATAACGCATGCTAAGACTACAGCAATCACGTTAGCTTACACACTATGCTGCTTAATGTTTAGAGTTAAGCAACACGTAGTAATAATAGGTAACAATGAAGACACAGCTATTGGACATCTTGCTCATATACGAAATGAGATCTCTGAAAACCCTGACTTAAAGGACGTATTTGAAATAAATGGGTTTGATAAGGAAGGAGCTACTGAGTTAATCGTAAGATTCAACGATGGTTACCGTTTTAGGGTAATAGCTAAGGGCGCGAAACAGAAAGTACGTGGTATAAACTGGATGAATAAGCGACCAGACCTAGTTGTCATAGATGATTTAGAGGATGATGAGGCTGTTATGAACAAAGAACGTAGGGATTCACTGCGTGATTGGGTTCTGACAGCTGTATTACCAGGATTATCTAGAATATCTGGTCAGATTAGGTTTGTAGGTACAATCCTGCACGAGGATAGTATGCTTATGACTACTATAAACTCACGCGCTTGGGTAAGTAAGTTGTATAAAGCACATAAATCGTATGATAATTTTTCTGAGATGTTATGGCCTGACTTGTGGTCTGAGTCTGCACTACGTGAGATTAGGCAGGTCTTTATTGATACAGGTAATCCAGAAGGTTACTCACAGGAGTACCTTAACGATCCATCAGATCAGTTACACAGCTTCTTTAGGGTAGACGATTTGATTCCTATGGAAACTTTAGATAGGCAAAGAGTTAAGACTTACTATGTAGGGGCTGACTTCGCACTATCAGATAAGACATACAGTGATCACACTGTGTTTGTAGTTGGTGGTTACGACAGTGAAGGGCAGTTGCATATAGTAGACGTACAGACTGTGCGTACTGACGACACTAATCTCATAATAGAAATGTTGTTTGGTATTATAGATGCCTATACCCCTGAATACTTTATTTGGGAGCAAGGAACTTTAGCTAATGCCATAGGCCCACCCTTTGAAACTGAGATGCAGCGCAGGAATAAGTTTTCTACAATAGAAACTTTCCCAGCAACTCAGGATAAAAGATTAAGGGCTGTACCTATACAGCAGAGAATGCGAGCGGGTGGTGTTAAAGTAGACATACAGGGTGAGTGGTTCCCAGCATTTAGAGAACAATTACGTAAGTTCCCTAAAGCCAAGGAAAATGATGCGGTTGATGCGTATGCATGGTTAGGTAGAGGTATTGCTGAGTTCGTCGAAGCACCTACCGATGAAGAGTTAGAAGAAGACGATTGGCAATCTGCCTTAGATGATGCAGGTTTAAACTGGGATGACACAGGTACAGGTTATTGAACATACAAGATATATTAGCTTCTGAGAGCCTGATTGATGAAATCAGTGATAAGCAGCTAGATGAAATAGGAACAAAGATAGGTACTTGGTTTGAGGAGGACTGCCACTCTAGGCGTGAGTGGGAAAGAAAGTACGAATCGTGGGTTAAGTTAGCTAGCCTTACAATGGAAACTAAAACCCGCCCGTGGGCTGGTGCAGCTAATATTAAGTATCCACTACTAACACAAGCAGCTATTCAGTTTAACGCTAGAGTAGTACCTGCCCTCACACCTAACTCAGAGCCTGTAGGCGTTAAAGCCATAGGAGATGACCCTGATGGTCAGAGGTATGCTGGTGCTGTCCAAGTAGGGCGTCACATGAACTATCAGCTTATGACTGAGATAGAGGAGTGGGAAGAAGACTTTGATAGACTAAGTTTAGTGCTTGCTATCACAGGTCAAGAGTATAAGAAAACATACTTCTCTTATGAGAAGTCAAGGATTGTTTCAGAATACGTAAGTGCCGCAGACCTTGTACTACATTACTGGTATAAGGATTTTGCTAAGACACGTAAGACACAGAAGGTTACACTAACATGGAATGAGTTAGTTGAGAAGATGAACTTAGGTTTGTATAAAGATTACAAAAAGGAAGACCTAGGTGAACCTGATTATAACCAAGATTCTGTTGATAGTCTACGCCAAGCATCAGATGTGCGGCACGGCTACAACCCAAGTCAAAGAGATGAGGCTACTACCGATCTAGTGCTAGAGCATCACGGGTGGCTTGACTTAGATGAGGATGGTTATGAAGAGCCTTACCGTATTGTAGTACACCATAGATCAAAGAAAGTACTGGCTATTGAGCCAAGATTCACTGAAGAAAACTTATCTTTAGGTGAAAAAGAAGAAGTGCTTATGATTGAACCTATTGAGTATTATACTAAGTTTGATATGATTCCTAATCCTGATGGGTCACAATATTCCATTGGATTTGGTACATTGATCGCACCAATTAACAATACTGTTAACACCACAATTAACCAACTGCTGGATGCAGGGACGTTATCTACTATGCAGTCAGGATTCATAGGTAAAGGTGTTAGGTTACGTAATGGTGTGTTCTCAGTTGCTCCGGGCAAGTGGCCCATTGTTAATAGTACAGGAGGTGATCTAAAGAATAATATAGTACCACTACCTATCAAGGAACCTAGTTCAGTGTTACTATCGCTACTTAATTACATGGTACAGGCAGGTAAGGAGCTGTCAGCTACAACAGATATATTTGCGGGACAACACCCGGGTCAGAATGCCAAGGCAGGTGTAACTGCTACGGTTAAGGAAGAAGGTTTAAAGGTTTTCAACGCAGTCTATAAACGTATACGTAGATCTATGAAGCGTGAGATGCACAAGATCTTTGCTCTTAATAAACTTTTGCTTGATAATCCACAAGGAAGTAAAACAGAACGATCAGCGGCGTTGTTTGGTGTAACAGCTGAACACTATAACGTAGATCAAAATGCTTTAGAACCTAGTGCTGACCCCACTATTGCTATTAAAGAACAGCGCATCCAAAAGAATATGACCGCCTTACAGTTAGGTGGGCAGTATGGTAGTGTTAATATGCAAGAAGCATTACGTAGAGTACTTGCTGATATGGAAGTAACTAATTTAGAATTGCTAATGCAAGAGCAACCACAACCACCTGATCCTAAGGTGGAAATGGAGAACGCTAAGTTACAATTAGAGAATGCTAAACTACAGATTCAAGCTGCTGAAATAGAAAGAAAGCAGAACAAAGATGATGCAGATATTCTAGCTAAGAAAGTAGATCAATCTATTGAACTGATCAAAGCACAGCAAGCTGACGAAGATAGAGATGAAGCTAGTTCACAACAATTATTATCTATAGTAAAAGATCTGGAGAAGATTCAAACAGATGAGCGAATTAAATCAATACCTAGCAGCAGACCTCCCCAGCAGGGAGAGTTATGATGAGTGGCGTAACGCCAACAAGGTAACAGAGTTTTACCATAAGTTCTTAGCTACGTGGATAGAGTCAACTATGGCTCAGTACATGACGGGAGAGTTAGTGGATAAAAAATCAATGGAAGAAATTGCCATTGAGAACATAAGAGTGCAGATGCGCTTGGCTATATTCAGTGAGTTACTGAACCTTAAATATGATGACATAACAGAAATGTTAGGAGTAATAACACCAGATGATGAAGATCATTCCGACTGGACGTAGAGTCCTAGTAGAACGTGACGTAGTAGATGATACGTTTGAGAACAGTGCTATAGTACGAGTAGAGTCAACCAAAGATTCTGACCAACGTAAGCAAGCGTACGGTACAGTAATGGCGATAGCTGATGAGGCTTATACAGACGTATTTGAGCGTAAGCAGTGTGGTGTAGGGGATAGAGTTATCTTCCGCGCATACGCAGGTATTCAAGCACATCCTGAGAAGGATAATGTTATTTTACTAAATGACCAAGACATTTTAGGGATCATAATAGATGAGTGAATTAGAAGAAAGTCCTAGTACAGAGGGCACAGCTGAAGTTAATGAAATAGAGGTTTCTGCTCGTGAGATGGGCTGGCGTCCAGAAGAAGAGTATGAAGGCCCAGAAGGTAACTGGGTAAATGCGGATGAGTTTGTAGCCCGTGCTCCATTATATGATGGTCTGAGTAAGCAGAAGAAGCGTATTAAACGTTTAGAGAAAGTTGTGAATGAACTCTCTACACATAATCGTAACATCACTGCCGCGCAGAAAGAAGCACGTATTAAAGAACTTGAGGTAGCGAAAGCTGAAGCAGTTATTGATGGGGATGCTAATGGTGTAGCACAAATTGAAACACATATTAAACAGACTGAGAATATAGCTGTTCCCGAGGCTGGCCCTTCACAAGAATACGTAGACTTTGTTGATGACAATCCTTGGTACATAGACAATCCAGACCTTGCAGCTATTGCTGATAGGCGAGGTAAGTTTATATACGACAAGAATCCTGATGCTAATCTAGAAGATGTGTTCACAGAAGTAGCTAAGTATGTTAAAGAGAATTACATGAAAGAAAACAAACCATCAAAACGTATACCTAGTGCAGAAGGTGCATCTCGTGGTACACGTAAAGGTTCAGGTGGTAGTAGAGAAGGTAGACTGACACAAGATCAGAGCCGCATGATGAAAGAATTTATTTCGCTAGGTGCAGTTAAAGATAAGGCGGAATACATAGATCAGCTGGAAGCAGCTGGAATGTTAGGAGAATAGGCTAATATGACTAAGCAGAAAAACACAGGTACATCTCGTAACCGAACCAGAAGTAGGGAAGAACTACTAGAAGAACGGCGTAAAATACGCAGCGACTTAGGTGCATTTAAAAGTGTCTTATCATCTCCAGAGGGAGAAGAGTATGAGCACTTACATTTTCGGTGGGTTAACAATGTTGATAACCGCATCGAGTATTTCCAGAGACTTGGATGGCAACTATTTGACGGATACAACGTACAGGTAGGTGACCCCAACACAGCTATGGAACAAAACATAGCAGGTGAGTCAGGAGCTACAGTACCAGTTGGCAAAGGAACGATTGCACACTTAATGTGTATACCTAAAGAAGAATGGGCTATTGATCAAGAGATAAAGGAAACTGAAATCCGTAAAATGGAGAGATCAATGGATTCTAAAATAACTCAGGAAGGGTTAGATAGATTCGGTGCTCAGACTACTAACAGGCATATGCAAGGGCGTTAGCAATTGTTAAAGTTTAAAAACAATTAATGGAGTCTTAATCGGTTCCTGCTTAATAACGTATCGGAGATAGAAAATTGAGCAATGTAGACAGACCGGGTGGTTTTGTGCCAGTAGGCCACCTTCAAACAGGTTCATATAACGGGCAAGCACGAGAATATCGAGTGGCTTCTGCTTACGCAACCGCCTTAATGGTTGGTGATCCAGTCAAATTGACTGGAACAGCAGACGCTACCGATGGTGTAGCAACAGTAGAGCAAGCAGCTGCTGGCGATACTATGGTAGGTGTCATCACTGGCATCAAAGTAGATCGTGCAACCGCAGCAACAGAATATCCGGGTTATATCCCAGCATCTACAGGTGGTACTGTATATGTCTGTGATGATCCGTATGTTATTTTTGAAGCACAGGAAGACGGTACATCTGCTGTTACAGTAGTTGGTAATACTTTCGACCACTTAATGACTGCTGGTGATACTACCACTGGTCGCTCCAATGCTGAGATTGATTCGTCTGATATTGGTAACGGTGCTGGCTGGGTTATACTTGGCTACTCTCGCCGTAATGATAATGAGATTGGCGAACACGCTAAGATGCTTGTTATGATTGCAGAGCATTCATTCAAAGCAGCAGTAGCTGGGGTATAGGAGATAATTAAATGAGTGGAATAATTTCAACAAGTAGTTTTGGACGCGCTTTATGGCCCGGAATCAACAGCTGGTATGGTAAAGCATACGGTGAGTATCCGGTACAACATACAGATCTTTTTGATACCTTTAAAACGTCTCGTGCGTTTGAAGAGGATGTCGGTACATCTGGTCTGGGTCTTGCTAAAGTAACAGGCGAAGGCGAAGCGGTACAGTATGAGGGTGAACGTCAGGGTTTTGTTACTCGCTACACCCCACAACAGTACACGCTGGGTTTTATCATCACTGAGATCATGATGGAAGATGATCTATATGCAGTAGTTGGTGAGAAGAAAGCTAAAGCTCTTGCTTTTAGTATGCGTCAAACCAAGGAAATCAATGGTGCTAACGTTTACAATCGTGCCTTTAATAGTTCGTATGTAGGTGGTGATGGTGTAGAATTATGCTCTGCCTCACATCCAAATGTATCAGGTGGAACTTGGTCTAATCTAGCGTCTAGTGATATGTCAGAAGCTGCTCTTGAGCAAGCGTGTATTGACATCTCCCGTTGGGAGAATGATAAGGGTCTTAAGATTGCAGTAATGCCTAGATCCCTACACATTTCACCTGACCTAGCATTTGATGTTCATCGCATCCTTGAGTCTGTACAGCGTTCAGGTACAGCTGATAATGATGCTAATGCATTAAACAACATGGGTAAGTTTCCGGGTGGAGTTAAGGTTAATCACTACTTCACTGATACCGATGCTTGGTTTATTCGTAACCAAGTTCAGGACGGTATGAAACACTGGGAACGTCGAGCAGATACTTTTGCTATGGAAGACGACTTCGACACATCTAATGCTAAGTTTAAAGCAAGTGCGCGTTATGCGTTTGGATGGACAGACCCAAGGGCCGTATACGGTTCAGCTGGCGTTTAGTAAGTAAAGCGTTAACAGGAGGCATCGCTACCTCTAGGTCTGGTGGGAACCTTTAATCCCACCAACTTACTTTTAACTTATCGAATATATTATAATGGCAACTAAAAAAAGAACACCTAAGAAAGCTGCCCCTCAGACTAAAAAAGTGGCTAAAGCCTACGCTAAGTCTAAGAAAGCTGGAAAGGTATCAAAAAGAAAAGACTATGGATTATATTAAGAAAATGAAAGCCGATGCTACTAAAGCTAGGGCTAATGTACGTAAAGCGGCAGCTAAGAAACCAAAAACTAAATAACTTATTTTTAACTTATCGAATATAGATCCCATCTTGGGAGTTGACGATTAACATTAGGAAACGATAATGGCAGCAACAAATTTTTCAGGCCCAGTAGTTTCAGCTGCTGGTTTTACAACAGGTCAAGCAGGACAGCTTACAGATATAGCGGCGGCATATGTATCAGTAACAGCTGGTCATACGTGTACTTATGCTGATCACGACAAAACACTGTTTCTTGCAGATGCAGCATCAGGTGATGTGACACTACCCGTGGTCACATTAGCTGGGTTTAGGGTACGTGTAGTTTGCGGCTTTGCTATAACTACTTCATCAGGTGTCCTATCAGCAGAGGGTGATAATATCTCAGGTACTCTAGTAGTTAATGGTGCTACTGTACTAGCTGAAGTTGAAGACCAGATTAATTTTATACTTAACCTAGCTGAGATCGGCGATTACGTTGATTTTGTAAGTGATGGTACAAAGTGGATTGTTAGTGGTATGGGTGGTGCAGCAGGTAGTGTCACAGCAACTGATCCAGCATAACCTTTCTTTAGGATAGTAATATATGAGGTCACATAAGAGGAGGGTAGATTTACCTTTTGAAGATGATGACCTCTTATTAATCAGGAATAAACATAATGGCAAGTACAGTTAAGATTAAACGACTAACAGCTACAGGAACTGTATCTACAGCAGAGGTTAACCTTGTAGGTGGAGTTCAAGTTATAGGAGGCACTGCCTTAGATGGTGCTATCTTATATGATGCAACAGCTGCAACAGCTGCTAAGAAAATACTACAGGTTACTGGAGGTACTATAGTTTATTTAAGTAATCCAATACGAACTACAGACTTACATATAGTATTTGGCACAGGCGCAACAGAAGTGTTGCTACACTTAGTCTAATGGGTTTACAGGCTAGAGGATCACATAGATTTATATGTGATAGGTGTAGATTAGAGTACCGATCTAATGAGAAACGAAAAGAATGGAACGGAGCAGTGGTATGTAGATCCTGCTTTGAACCTAGGCATGAGTTAGACTTTTATAAAATACCTAAAGAAGATACATCTGTACCTGACCCTAGACCTGAACCGTCTGTAGCTTACGTTAGTGTGGACGAATCCTATCCTGTATTCACATTAACAGATGAATTTGGTACGCCTATTGTAACAGAGACTAATGAGTACATACAAGTACCCATAGGAATAATTTAATGACACAAATAAGAGAGTTAACATATAAGGCAGTACCTGACGGAACTGAGAAAGTAGCGATACAGGAAACGGACACTACTACTAAGTACACTAGCATACAGGCTATGATAGATGCTTTAGGTATCACAGGTGCTACTGGAGCAGCAGGTGCTGATGGCTCTATCACTAGATACGCAAGCGGTGTACCATC